CGCCGTTCGTCAGCTTCAAGGCATCTCCCGTCCAGCCGTTGCTCTGCCAGTCAAAGCCTTCAAACACCGTTTGAACGTCGTTATAACGCCATTCAGCAGGCTCGCTCTCGGCATTGCTTCTGCCGGCTGCCGTCAGTTTCAGCACAAGTCCGGCAGTCGCCTCGCTCAGGTCAATGCCGCTCTCCGTCACCTTCACGTTCAGCTTGTATTCCGTTGTGCCGCACTTCAGCACCATCGCCACGTCGCCCTGCTCCAGGAAACGGTTTGTATATACCTGCGCCGTCCTCGGAACGCTCACCGTCTGCGTCCGTATGCCGTCTCGCCACACACCCACCGTCGCCGGGGTCGTTGTCGGGTCATACGCCACAAAGTCAAATTTCACCTGCTCATACTGGCCGGTTTCAATAGTCGGGGTCAGATGGTCGTCCGCAAAAATGCGTCCGTCACCGAAGGTCAGCTTCGTGCCGATATACGGGGCGTTCTGTCCGGCCTTCAGAATGTCAAAGTAGATGCTCTCACTCTTCAGCGTCAGCTCCGCGCTCGCCTCCATCTCGGCGACGATCTGCACCGTGTGCCGGCCGATGCTCACTCCCGACATCGACAAGGAGAAACTGCCGTTCGTCGTGCCGCTTCTTTTCACCGTCTGCGAGTCCCACTGGTGTCCGTCCAGATACAGCGTCACGGTTTTGTCGCCGCTTCCGCTCACCGCAAAGGGGATGCTCACCGCCTCGCTCACGCCGTAGCCGCCCTTGGCTACACACTCGGCTATGTTGAAGCTGCTGCTCAGCGCAAGGGTCACAGTCTTCACGCTCACATAGCTCTGCCTCGTCTGTGTCTTGCCGGTGGTCGGGTCGGTTGTGGTAGCCCTCACATAGATGTCTGTCGTGCCGAGCAGCAGGTATTTCGTCAGATCCAGGGTATAGGTTCCCTTGCTCACCTCATGTTGCGTGTCTGCATACATCACGGTCGCGCCCCTCTTCATCTCAATACTGACTGTTGCCTTCTGGCCCGTGGATGTGCCCTTCTCGTCACCGCTGCTGTACTGGTGGTCATACGTCCATGTCAGCATCGCGCTGTCACCTTCCTTGATGATGGTCTTGCTGACGGCTGCATCCAGCACGATTTTCGTGGTCGAAGCGTCACCGCCTCCACCGCCGCTTCCTGCCGGAATGTCCGCAGACGCTATCTCCGCACCGCTCTTGTTGGTCAGTGCCAAGCGCACGCTGCTGCCGTCGTCACTCAGTTCGGCATTCATGCCCAAGACGGTGCTCGCCTCTATCTCCGTCAGCTTTGCCGTCACAGCAGCGTTCTGCACCGGGTTCGTCGAACTTACGTTCAGGCTCTCGTCCACCTCAGTCTCGCTGATGGTGATGGCGACGTTGCCGTCCTCGCCAGGCTCCAGCTTCTTGCCGTTCAGCGTCACGCTCTTCACCGTGCCGTCGCCGCCAAAGTCCTCCCAGCTCGCCGCCTGCTCCCAGCTCTCGATGTTCGTGCCCTTGAACTGCTTGGTCTCCCATTTGCCCTGTGCCGTCTCGTATGTGATGCAGCGTCCCTTCGCACGTGCCTTCCCTTCCACGGCTGCTATGGCGGTCTCAAGCGTATAGTATCCGCTCTCCAGCGGAACCTGCTCCGTCACGTTATAGGTGTTGCCACCGCCGCTTCCGCTTATCTCCACCAGGTTCTCTTCCTCATCGCTCCACACATACACCACGCCACCACACACATACGCCTTGTCCTTCAGTACTTCCGTGCGCACATCGTTCATGTACATGTCTGCGCCTAACCAGTTATTGCAGTATATGTTACCATTCTTCCCGCAGAAGGATTTGTTCACCGTGTCATAGTACACACCGTCTATCTGGGGGCATGATATAAGTCGTATCTCCACGCCTTCCACCAGCCCGTCAAACCGCGCTGTCGCGCCGTTCCTTGCAGCCAGTGCCGTGTCCTTGTACTCCGATTCCACACTTTCTGCCTTTGCCACAGCAGCGTTGGTCTTCTGGGCGGCATCCGTGGCCTTGCTTGCCGCATCATTGGCGGTTTGGGCCGCAGACTCCGCTGTTGATGCTGCCGTATCTGCTTTCTTTGCCGATGCGTCAGCCACAGCAGCAGAAGCCTTGGCGACAGCTGCTGCATCTTCCGCAGGTTTCGACAGCAGTTTCAACGGGGCGCTCACCACCGTCTCGCCTCTCATGGCAGGGAGGCTCACCACACCGTCCAGTGTGCTCACAGCTTCCAGCTCGTCCACACTCTGGCTGTCAGTCTTTATCTGATTCACCACATCCTGGACCAGTTCCTTTTTCTCTTCTTCTGTCATATCATCCGTTGTTTTGATTATTGTTCAACTGTTCTCTAAGCCCGTCGATAAAGCCGGGCACACACAGACGTTCTGCCACCGTGCCCATAAGGCTTACCTCCTCGTCGGTATATTCGACACTACCCTCGCCATTGTATATCTTCAGGGCGAGTGCGTGAGCCTTGATGCCATTCACGTTGTTGTAAATCATGTCGGCAAAGTTCTCTCTTGCGTCCACCGTATGCGATGCCTTGTGGCTGATGGATGCGTAAATTTTGAAATGCTGAAAGTCTATCTTGCTCATATCGTTGTTATAGATTATTATTATATAAACAGTAAAAATTATCCTCATAAGGCGCACTATTACCATTGCGTACAATTAGTAACTTTACAACGGAATTGGCTTTTATTGTAATTTTTGAAGCCCCAATAAGTGCGATTCCTCCGGATGCAATATCTATATCTGCATTGTTAGATTTATGGCCTACAAGCGTGAGTACAAAGGCGTAATCGTATGTACTACTTCCGAACATCCAATACAGAAGATCGTTTTTTATATCCAAAAATACTGTCCTATTGGAGCCACTTGTGTTTTTGAGAAGTTGCAAAGGTCCGTCCATCCAATCTATGCTGTATATCTGGACTAAAGGAAGTTCCGCTGATACATCTTTGATTTTGCCTGCTTGAAGAACGCCACCCTCATTAACTACGATGCTACCAGACGATAATATAGAAACACGTGGTGAGGATGCGACTTTAGATTCTATTCTAAAAGCAGGACGGAACAAAGATGCGATGTCTTTTCCTTGTTGCATATTTTTGTTCAAGTACATAAATGTTGCTGCATCATCATCGTTTGGGTCAGCGTTAATTCCTAAAAACAACTGATGGAAAGTCCATTTAGCAGTGTTCTCATCATACAAGTAGTTTTGCAATCTTATTTGACTTGCACTGATCAATGTCTTTTGTTCTTCGGTTGTCCAATCATCAATGTTACCATAGTGTAGATTGTCTGATGATATTACCAAATTTCCAATATTTCCATTCGATGCGTTTATTTCTCCCGTGAACTTGCCGTTCTTTGCCTCGATGCTGCCATCTTCCAATATCTTGAAATTCTCGTTAGCGGTTACAAGTCCCTCCAGCTGTATATTTGATGCTTTTATCTTAACGCCGTCCTGACCGGCACCGACAAAGGATTTCAGGTTGCCGTCCACATCGATTGCATACAGCCCCGACACCTTGGAGGTAACGATTAAGCCCGTCTCTTCCAGTGCCCGCTCATCCTTGTCATACACGGCTGCCGATATTTTCACCAGTCGCTCCGACTGCTCAAACAGCGTTTTGTACTTGTACGTCAGCGCCTCAATCTTGTCAGTGCTCAGCACCAGCATATACAGATAGATGTCGCCGTCAAACGCCAGCTTGAAGTTGCCCGTGCCGTTCCACAGTCCGCTGCAGGTGTATTGCACATAGCCGCCGGTAGCAGCGATTTCCTCGCTTACCTCCATACTGTTGAAGTCCGCAAAGCCCGTCTTGTCAACATTCTCAAAACCTATCTTCAGCGTACCGGTCTTTGCGCAGCGATAAAAGAAACTCAGATACACTGGCAAGGCTTCCTTCTTCCCGTCGCTGTTTGTCGGAAAGGTCGGCACAAAGCGTAGATTCTCATGCTTCTGTCGGATATACTTGTTGCGTATCCGCACCACCTTGCGTCCCATGTCTGTCACCACGCTCGCACCGTCACCCTTCTTCGACAGTGCTGCACCGTTGGCCCATATCCACCTGTTGCCGACGAGGAAGAACACCGTCTCATTCTCCGAGTTCCACTTCTCCAGTCCAGACGCAAACGTCGGGTTGTTCAGATAGCCCTTCTCGCTTAGGAAATCATTCCTCACGCTGTCGATCGCGCTCTGCACTTTGCCCTCCGTTATCTCAAACCGAGTCTTCACATCCTCGCCTGTCTCCAGCACGAAGGTTCCCTTCATATAGGCGTTGTCTGCATACAGTCCGTTGCCCCGTGGTTGGCGGTCTGCCGGAAACTTGTCGTCCTTAATGCCGTCCAGGTTACCGAGCCTTGCACGCAAAGCGTTGTCAAAGGTCTTGCCACTCACACCGTCCATCACATCAACTCTCGGCTGACCGTCCTCGGTGGCCGATATGAGCACCATATTCTGGCGGTCGGAGTTCGCCGTGTTGCCCATCAGCACACACTCATCACCCTCCTTCGGTTCCACGCCCTCGAACTCCTCCTTCACCACCACGATGCCAGTCTCCGTAACATCGGTCACTTCCACCCAGTAGCTCCGCATATCCTTGCCCGTGAATGTCTGGCAGCGCACCAGGTCGTGCTGTACAAACATATTCTCCTGCTCGAAGGTGATAAGATAGTGCTCGCCCGATTCCTCCACGGTCTTGATGCGTCCGTTGGCCGCGCTCACGCATATCTGACCGCCCACGCTCCTCACCTTCTCGATGAGCAGCTCCAACACGGCCATCGTCTGCCTCACCGTCAGTTTATCCACCGTCAGGTAGGTGCGCCCATCCTCACCTTTCCACAGTTGAAACCCTGCGCCCAGCAGTCCGTCCACAAACTGCCCAGCGCTCCTTATGCTGTCCGAGGTCACGGAGTCAAAGGTCACACCATCAGTCTTTCTCACTGGCTGATTCAGATAATCATCAAACTCATGGTAATCCCACTTGTCTGCATTGTCTGCTTCCTTGGCGTGGTCCGCCTCCAGTGCATGTTTCGACTCATCTGCGTTCACAGCATGGTCTGCCTCCTTTGAGTGGTCTGCTTCCACCGCATGATCGCTGTCCTTGGCATGGACTGCTTCCTTCGCCAGTTCTGCGATGTCTGCCTTGGCCGCATGCGCAGCCTCCTTCACTGCCATGCCACCGTAAGCGGTGCCGCTCGTTCTCAGTGCCGACGTACTGCCCTCGTTCTTTGGTTTCTTTATTACCTTGATGTCTATCATTGCTCAATCTCCTTAAGTGTCATTTCTGCATATCCTTCCTCAAGGTTGCGACTGATGCCCTGCACGAAGAAGGTTTTATCCATCATGGGATGGCGATAGTGAGCGAACAAACTCACGATGCCACCATCTGTATCCGCCAACTTCTGCGTCATAACAACCCTTGGTGCATGCCACTCTTTGTAATAGTAGTCCACATACAACTGCTCAGGCTTAGCACTCACACCCCTCGAATAGTCATATACCGCCAACAGTCCCTCTCCTGTCAGCGTGTTCAATGGGGTGCTCATCTTCACGCTGTCCGTCACGTCCAACGTCTGGCACTCCGCAGCTGTAAGTGCTGAGTTTATCTTCATTTCGATGTCGTCCTTCACGTTCACAAAGCTCTCCTTTGTGTCGCTCATGTAAACGAGGTCGTTATCACCAGTGTTGTTCACCAGTCCGTTGTCGCTGTATATCTTCACTTCAAACTGCTCCACCATGATACTACTCACATGCGCCAGCAGCGGTATCGTTGTACTGTTCCATTTCGTGTGTCTGAACCACGTCTTGTGCCGTCTCGTCACCACGTCCCACAATGCGTTCACTGGTCCCAGGATCATAAACTTAACCCTACCGCTCACTTTATCTGCCTTCTTGATTGGTATCGCTATGCCCTCTGCATCGATGCCGAGCTCATAGTTCACGTTGTTTTGCAAATCGAACTTGGTACCAACTATCTTGTCACCGATTTTCGGGTCAAAACCTATCGTAAAACACTGCTGGTAGTATTCGTCCTCACTGGAACACTCCTCCAGCGTTTTGTACTTCCGCCACTCGAAGTCCGTCACCTGTCCTTCTGTGCCTTTTTCCACAACACACTTATCCCCTATTATCAGCATACATGCCAGCACACCAACCTTTGATATATGGTCGCTGCCGTCTCCAATGGCACTATACTTGAACTCATACAACTGAGGACCGGTATCCGTAAACGGAACAAAGCCGTGGTCTGTAATTATATCCCAGGTAGTCCCCACATTCGGGGTCTCCGTCGCCCACCACTGCTGCGTGTAATAGCGTCCGTCACCATTATTACGACTCGGCACGGTCTTGTGCCACCATGCGTATATCATCGAGGAGTAGTGTATTTGCGCGTAGGTGTCCGTCAGTTTCATCACTGGGTTCAGCACCAGTTTTCCGCTCAACACGATATAGTTAGTCGTGCCCTCGTCTGTAGGTGAAAAGACACCGCCCGTCATACTGCCGTTATACACGGCCCTCGGTATGCCTGCCTTTAGTGAGTTGGCATTCGGATAGGTGGTTGCTTCCTTGTCGTCACAGTTGCCGTTCACACTCACCACCAGGTAGTTCGTCATTTCCACTTTCGATGTCGGAGAGTTGTCCTTACCATCCGTTTTCTTCTCCACCTTACCAAGAGCCATGATAGCAGCGCCTTGGTTCTTCGCCAAAAAGTTCGGCAGTAAATGTTGGTTTCTCCCCTCACTACAGTATTCCTCCATCAGATTACCGCTCCCGCTCTTTGGGAACAGCCACTGACTGTTGTTCATCATCTGCACATACCAGTCAGTCACGCAGCCACCACTATAGGAGGTTTCCTGTCCGTGAGTCATAGCATCAAAGGCATTTATCGCTTTCGTTCCCTCTCCGTCACTACTGTATTCCGTCATGTACTTCTGCTTGTTGCTGAATGGACTTTTCAGCAGATCGTTGTCCAGCGGACTCTCAATCACGCTCTCCATACTCTCAACCTTGGCAGTCAGCATAATTTTATTGTACACCTCGCCTACGCTTATCGTCGTATCCGTGTCTGTCACTAAACCAGTCACGATGTCCGTTGTCTGCCGGGCTGTCGTCACGCTTGCACCAGTCAGCAAATCTCGCCAGTAAATGCGTTCGTCGCCCTTTACGCTCTCCCAGGAGAACAGATAAAACGTGAACCCATCTTGCACAATGTGAAGGTTCAGGTACTTCAGTATCTCCTCCAACACCTCATCCTGCTGCCATACGTCATCCTCCTCATCCCCCATAAAAAGCAACTCACTCACCGTCAGTTGCCCGAATATCGCATACCGGTTACCAGCCAAATCATCCACAGCCTTACTCCCATCGTATAGGTAGCGCATGGCATTACCACCCACAATGTCAAGCTCAGCCGTCACACCGCCCAATATCTCTTTCAGCATCACCAAGAATGTGCGCTGTTCCGCCTCCGCCTTTACTACATTATACAGTACACCGAGCGAGCCGACATCACGATATTTAGCATATTGCAATGCCGTCAGCGCATCGATGCAGCTCAACTCTATCTCGTCAAACTCCTCGTTGTAGCCCTGCGAATAGCTCTGCGGTTCGATAAATCCGGCAAAGAGACATTTCCCCTCACGGTAGATGTTCACCACAGCGTCACGGCATGAGGCACAAAAGAAGTCCGGCACGAAGTTCCGCGCCAGAAGGCGTACAGTAGCCTGCTGGCAGAGCAAGTGGTCAAACGTATCGTTCACTTGACTCGTCAGTTCCACTGGATCATCAGTAAACGACAGTTCCCCATTCTTCTCACCAATGACAGTTTCCTTAGTACGGTCACCACCAGTCAGTATATGCACCTCGATGCGCTCTTCCTTTTGGTTGTAAAAATGTCCGTGCAGATACATGCTCCTTATATTTTGATGTTCGTTCCTTTTCTGTTTATTCTCGTCTCGTTAGCAAGCACCGCCACAAGGTCTCTGCCTTTAACCTTCAGCTCGTACACACCGCCACCTCCGCCGCCATTATTACCGATAAGCGACTTCAATTTGTTCAGCGGTGCTATCACCTCTGGGTTGCTTTTCGCTCCAGCATACTCGCCCATCAGCGCCAAGGTCGGGCCATACACAATACCGCCGTTGGCGAATGGTGTCACGGCAACCGAAGCAACAAGCCCTTGCATCATGGCTATAAATCCAGCTGCGATGCCAGCACCAGCAAACGGAATGTAAGCGTGTGCAGCCATAAACTCTGAAGCTGCAAGTTCGCGGTACGCCATTGCCTCTGCCTTTACTGCCGCCATCGTAGCTACCGATGCCGCCACCTCTTCAGGGGCTGCCGCTACTTTTGCCGTAGCAGCTGTGGTCGCTGCCACTCCACTTGCAGCGGTCACAGTGTTGGAGACACCTGTTACGGCGGTCAAGGTCTGAATAATTGAGATGATGCCGTTGATGCCCTCATATATCTGAATGGCAGCATCGACAACGCCAGTAACCGTGGACCATGCGTCACGGTTGCCTTGCAGCGCATCGGTGAGCGAGGTGACACCATTGCCCACACCCTTGACCGTGCTCCACGACTTACCTAACGTGACATTGCTTTTGCGGATGCGCTTCTCGTAATCCTCGTAACTGCCGATGAGCTTCTGTATGGAGGCTCGCTGCGACTCGTCCATAGGACTTTTCGTGTCAGCCAACATATCCTGGAGTTCCTTGATGCGTTTCTTTACACCATCAAGCCCAATGGTTTTCAGTTCGAGGGTCAGCGTCTTGCCCTCCATACTGTCGAGCTTCGCCACTTCTTCCTCCATTTCGGGAATGCGCGTGAGTTGCTTCATGGCATCGCGTTTCTTCTCCAGTTCCAACACCGTGCGCTGTATGTCGTCAATCTCCGATGCGCTGGCGTTCTTCTGCTTGGTCTGGTAGTAGCTGATGGCATCATCCAGCGAACGGATGGTGTTCAGTCGGGAGATGTCCTCCGGCTTCTTCAGTTCATCAAGAGTATCGTCCCATTTCTTCTTCAGGTCGTTAAGGGCATTTATCTGCTTCTGTATCTCGATGCGCTCTGTCTCTGTAGCGGTTTTCAACAAGTCTGTATAATACTGCAGCTCTTTTTCAAGCTGGCGGTATGTCTGTATCTTGTCTAAACCGACATCAACATGCGAACTGCGTTCAAACGCCGTTTTAAGGTCATTCAAACGCTGTATTTCAGCATCGATTACTGCAAGTTCATCGGCAGAGGCTTTCTCCCTCAATCCCTGTTGATAAGTGATTTCTGCATCGATGTCCTTCAGGGTTTTCAGTTCGGTAGGACGGCTTGCCGCATCCTGCAACTGCGTTATCGCATCCTGCTGCTTTTGCAAGGCTGCGATTTTCTTTGCATAAAGCGCAATGGTCTTGGTGTCCGTTCCGTTGGCAGTTTCCAGTTTGTTCTGGTAGTACTGGATGTTGTTGCCAAGTTCCTTGTAACTCGTGGCATTGGCTATAAGCTTCTTTCCGCTGTATTTGTCCTGGTTCCCCGATTTACCACTGCCGTTTCCGCTGTCTGTTGAGGGGGCGTTCTGTTTCTTATTGTTCTTCAAGGCGGTCTGGGCGTTCGCAGTCTTTGCCTTGGTGTTCGCTTGCGTGGCCTTTGTGTTTTTCTCCAAATCTGCCGTCTGCCTTGCTGTGGTCTCGTCCTTTATGCCGAAGAATTTCTTCACCCATTCCCATGCCTTCTTTATCACGGCACTCGCTTTTTCGAATGCCTTGACAAGAAAGTCCCATACGGCTGATGCAATTTTCTTCACCGCTGCCCATACAGCATCACAGATATTGCGAAAGGTCTCACAGTTATTGTACGCCGCTATCAATGCACCCACAAGTGCCGCTATAGCCATCACGACAATACCGATGGGGTTGGCACTGAGCACAAAGTTCAGGGCAATCTGTGCCACCTTCCAAATGTTGGATGCGACAGCCACCACCTTTGCTGCAGCTGCTTGCGCAAGCGTAGCCACCTTCACAGCTTTCAGTCCTGCCACCACAGTCTTGATGCCACCGCTGAGCTGCACCATACTCATGAGGGCGATGCCGCTATTAGCTATCCATTCCACATAAGGTGCGGAAGTACTGGCTATTGAGCCTGCCCAATCCATCATGGCGTGCATCTGGTTAGCGAGCGTCTGACGTAGGCTCTCTCCAGTCGATGCCATATTGTCGAAGGCTGCGTCTATCTCTCCTGCGGAGTTTGCCATCGCTCCAATGTTCTGCGAAAACTTTTCCTTTTGTTCGCCAGTCAGCGAACCGAGTAGTCGCATTGCGTCTGCACTGCCGAACAACTGTCCATAAATGGTTTGGCTCAGCTGTCCCGTCTTTGCCGAATACTCCTGTATGCTTGCATCCAAACCGAGCAGGAAGTTCTCTAAACCACCAGCAGCCTGAATACTGGCTGCATTAAAACCGATGCCCATCTCGTTGGCAGCTTTAGTTGCCTCAGCAGAAGGCTTGATAAGTGAGTTGAGCACGGCAGCCAACTGAGTGGATACTTCAGCCGTGTCACCAGTCACACCCGTTGTAGTGGCGAACACTGCCATCAGTTCGTCCATGGAGACACCAAGCTGAGATGCACTACCACTCACACGGGGCAATGCCTGCGCCAACTGCTCAAAGCTTGTCACACCATTCTTGGCCGTCATCTGTATCTTGTCTTGGATGTTTCCTGCTTGATCCCATTCCAGACCATAGTTCTTGATGAGCGTGGAAGTAACGGTCACCGTCTCTCCCAAGTCCGCAATACCACCAACCGCACTACGGCTTGATTTGTTGAGGAACTCTATCCAGTTATCCTCGGGCACGCCATTGGATATAACCTGGTATAAGCCGTTGGCAAGTTCCTCACGCGCAAGCGGTATGTTCTTGCTCAGTTCCGTTATCTGCCCAGTCAGTGCTTCAAACTCGTCCCCACTCTTTCCTGCCATGGTGTTGGCACTGCGCATGGCGGTCTCAAAACTGTCGAAAGGCTCGGCAAGTCCGCCCACCATGTCACTGAGGTCGCGGATCGAGCGGACGGCTGTATCGAACACGAGGCTCTTGTCTGCCATCTCGCGCAGTCTGTTGCCAGTGGCCACAGCGGTATTTCCCACCTCGGAGAGTATGTCGTCAAGACCGTCGGCTTCCACTGTCAGACGTTTCAGAACACCGCCGTCCTCGCTCTTGATGTTTATTCTAAATTCTACTGCTTTTGCCATTGTCTTTTCTTATTTCAGTCCGTAACGTTTCTTGGCAGCCTCAAAGCGTGCATTGAACTCGTCCTTGCTCACCTCCTCACGCTTTTCTTCCTGCTTTTCATCCCAAGGGAACGGTAGAACGTCATGCGCTTGAAGATTGCTTTTTGCATAGGGTTGGATGGCAAAGAGCGCCAACACTCTTGTGCGTTCCCACTCGTTGCGCTCCGCATCGCGCTTGGCTTCCACCCATCGCTCCCATGCCTTGTAAAACTCAAAAGGGGTACATCGTTCAAAGTCTTCTCTGCTCATCCCGATGCACCCCAATGCCATACCCAACAGTTCCTCGACGCTTACTTCTTTTCCGCCTGGTTGGTCGTTTTTTTTTCTTCACCGCCCATATCTTCATAGAAGGAGTTCGCTGCGTCGGGCTCCATAAGGTCAGCAAAGCTCTGGAAGTCGTAGTCAAACTCCACCTTGTCTGCATTGCACGCACTTTTCACGCAGCAGTAAACAAACAGTACCAGCTCGGAGATATTGGTTTTCTCCAGCTTGCTCACGTCCTTACCGCTCTCATTCTTGAAGCGCACCATTGCGCCCATGGTCACACGGCAAGGGAACTCCTTGTCGCCAACCTTGATTTTTGTCTTTTTCATACGCGATGTTGTTATTCAGTCTGCTGAGTGGTGTCTGTGATACCCGTACCCACTTTATCCACCTTGCCGCAGTTCTGAAGTGTGATTGAATACTTGGCATCGTCACCAGCCTGTGCGTCAAGGTCAAGAGAGGTAATCAGATACTTGCCTTTATATCCGCCAGTGGCTTTACCTGTACGTTTGTCTCCTTCACGCAGATTGTACGCTGCCTCCACTGGCTCACCCTTAAGCATTGCGTCCTTCAACTGGTCATACGAAGGCACCTCATCCGTGCCGTCAGTAAGCACAACACCATCGGCGGTAATCTGTTCGGAGAAACTCTTGATGTAAGACTCCTTCCACTTGCCACCTGAAGCCTCTTTAGTCACACGTTCACCGGTCTCCGCTGATGTGGACACCTTACAACCGGTGGAAAAGCCGAGGGCATTGGTACCCATGGAAAGGATAAGGTCAGTTCCGTCTAAAACACTTTTTGCCATATCTTTCTTGTTATGATTGTTAATACTGTGCCGGTCGCCACTCCGACAATAAAGGCGATGAGAAGCATCTTCCACGGATTTGAACTGCGTTCCTTATCCGTTCTGGCTTCATTCTTCTGCTGCTCCAATGCTTTCTTGTAGCTCGCCATCTGGCGCTCATAGTACTCGCACTGGCGTTGCAGACTGTCGCAAGTGGCATACACCACGATGATGCCACCTTTGTTCTGCACGGTTGCGCTGGCTCGTCCGTTCTTGGCTCGGTACTCTGCCTTTTCGGGCAGGTTAGTCAGTTCCGCCAGAGGTATCTCCAGCTTGGCTTCCTCCTGTGGTACTGTCTCCGTCCATGTGTGACGCACCTCGCTCTGGAGGGTGTCCGCGGATACTTGTTTCACGCTTTCCTCCGTGGCCACGCTCGCTTTTCGGCTTGTCGCGCAGCCCGACAAGAACAGGGCAATCATCATGATGCTTGCAACTGTTCGCAGTGTCGATAGCTTTCCGAAGACGCGCCATCTCGCGTTTCGAGGCTTCGAGGTATCTTCTTGTCTCATTGAGTTCTTCCTTCAATGGTTTCACGATGTTCTCTACCAAGATACGGGTGGCATGCTCGGCGTTGTCCATACGCACCGTCTCGGCATCGGCTTCCGCCTTCATCGATTCCGCTTTCGCTTTCCTTATGGTAGCCCGTAGCGTGCATATTGCAACAATGGTAGCCACCAGACCTCCGCCAAGGAGGACGTTCAGGACTTCGCTGATATTCATGCCATCCATATTTTTATTGTTGGTATATTCCTATCGACTTGAGCCACTTGGCTACATCGAAGGCTGGGCAGGCTTTATTTACGCCCGGAAGGTCGCAATGACCTACAATCTTGATCTGCGGAAAACGCTGATGGAAGTTCCGCACATAGTCGGTCATCGCTTTCAGCTGCGCAGGGGTGCGCGTATCCTTGGGATGCTTCATATCCTTGGTGCAGCCACCGGCATACACCACATGACGGCTCACACTGTTGTAGCCCTTGGCACCGTTGGTCACTTCCCACGGATCGACCTCCGCATCTTCGTTGTTATCGACAAGGCGTTCCACCTTGCCGTCCAAGTGTATCAGGTCGGTATAGCCTACCTGCTTCCAGCCACGCCCACCCTTGCTTACCGGGTCAGTGTGCCAGTGGCGTATCTCATTCGAAGTTACCTCACGACCTTCAGGGGTGGCTGTGCAGTGTAGGACTAAATACTTCATTCTCGCCATTACGCTTCAGCTTTATATCCGCTGGTCATTACGACACCTGCGTCTGCCTTCTTGAACATGCAGATGAAGTAGTGGCGGAAGTTCACCTTGTTGCGCTGGTACTCAGGGTCGTTCTCGGCAGGGCTCCAGTACATCTTGGTGGAGCCAGTAGCCTTGAACACACGCTGTGTATAGAATGCAAATGAGCAGTGGAAATCACCTGCGGTATCTCCCTTGTCGCCGACTGCCTTCTTCACTCCATTGGATGTGTAATAAGGGGTATTGGCAAATTCATAAATGTCAAAGCCGTAGAGCTTACCCACCTTGCCGGTGTTGCGGTCGATGTTGTACTGCTCCTTAAAACGCTGATCGGTCTCCAAGAGGTCGTTCACATGGTCGGTACACAATACGAGGCGACGGTTGGTGGTCGGAACGCCCAACTTGTCGAGGGCTGCCTTCATCGCAAGCAGGTCCTTGACGGTCATTTTGAGACGACCAGTAGCAGCATCACGTTCGCCGGTGGTGGTCAGCACTGGGGTCTTGGCTGTATTCTTCTGGGCGCAGAGCGCATGTGCTGCCTTGGCGAACTTGGCATCGTTGATGGCGTTTGAATGACTCTCCTTCACTCGGGCAATCTTGTCGTAGCTGATGGCGTACAACTCATCATCGGTGATAGGGGTCACCTTGGTCTGGAACTTGTCAAGCTTAATGGCGATGTCCTTGTCATCAAGTGCCTGCAAGGGGATTGGGTAGGTGGTGTTGTTGACAAGCACGTCAGGGTCAACGCCAACCTCCACCAAGTGAATCACATCATTGTCAACGATGCTTGAACTGTCGGGGATTCCATCAAGCCAAGTTCCTGCGAGAAACTCACGCAAGGACTTAACCAACTCTCCAGTCCAAATCTCCTTAAGCACGCCCTCGCGTGCCACGCCCACTGGCATTGCACCGCTCACGGCTAATGCGATGGCATTGGCACCTACTGCACCTGCCACGGGCGATACGCCCAAAGTCATACCGAACACGGCTCCTGTAAACGCATTGAACAGCAAAGCCGTAATCATGGTCAAAATTGTTTTCATTCTTTTTGTATTATTGGTTTGTACTAAAGTTCACACTCCATGCCGTACTCCTCCTTGTAGAGTCGCTTATACTCCTCGGGCTGCTCTTTGCGGAGTGTAAGGAGTTCAGCAGACGGCACATCGCTCAGTTTCTTGTATGTGGCAGGCTGCTGGGTTGGAGCTCCACCCTGGTGGCCGATAACGGCACTGAGCTTCATCTGTGGCGACATGGCAGAGATGATGCGCTCCAACTTCTCCTGGCCAATTTCCTTGCCGAGGTTGATGAACTCGTCCTTCTTGTCTGTGGCGATACGCTTCTCGCCGACTGCTTTCTCCACAACGGCAGTGATACTGGCAAGCGTGAGGGTCTCCTTCTCCTTCTGGAGTCTCTCGTTCTCTTGCTTAGCGGCATTCAGCTCGTTGAGCTTGGCGGTGATCTCCGCATCAGTCGCCGTTTCCGGCAAGCCCAACTGCAGGGCATACTGTTTCTGTTCCATTTGTTTTTGATTATTATTGTTCAACATTGGCAAGGGACACTCGCTGTCCTTGCCGAGAGTAATCTTCTTGCCGTCCTTCTGCAGCACGATGGCATCATCATTGGCTCCAATGTCCACCAAGCTAACCTCAAACAGTTTGCTCTTGGTGACGGTAGGACTGGTCTGACCCTGCACAAGCAGTTCGGGGTCCTCACTTGTCTCCAGAATGTCAAGCCCTGCGCTCACCATCTTCAGACTGCCGAACTCATACTGCTTCTTACAGCGTGTGGATAGTTCGGATGCTTCGTCAAACATCAATTCGCCGGTCACTTCACCATCCTCCACCTTCAGGTCTTTCACATAGCCTATCACATTACCACGCTCGTGCATATACAGCAGGACGGGGTTGCGCTGATACTGCTCCACGTTCATGCCAGCTGTCAGCACTCTTGTGCCGTAGCTGTTCAGGCTATCGTTGGTTATTCTTACGCGTTTTCCTTTACTCATATCATTGTCGTTTTCTGGGCTGCATTGCCCGATTCGCAGTGCAATATTACGAGGTAATTGTCTGTCCGCCAAAAAAGTGTGCAATGGTTGCACACTTCTATGAAACCATTGCACACTTTTTTGGAGAGCCACCGAAATCGTGGCACTTTTGCAGAAGGAATCGGGGCGTGGTATGCCCTGATGTGAACAAAAACCTTATCAACATGACAAAGGCAGATATTGAAAAAAAGAAATCGCTGGCACGCACGCTCTATCTTTCGGGCATGGAGCAGCAGGAGATTGCGGAGAAGGTGGACGTGTCGCGCGTCACCATATCCAAATGGTGCTCAGCCGAGGGGTGGAAAGAGGCTCGTGCCGCCAAAAACATCACACGCCCTGAACTGGTGAACAAACTGTTGCTCACCATCGACACACTCATTACACAAGTGAATGGTTCTGACGACCCTGCACTCATTGCAGGACTTGGCGACAAGCTGGCTAAACTCTCGTCGGTCATTGAGAAGCTCGACAAGAAGGCTAATGTGGTGGATGCCATCGAGGTGTTCATGGCGTTCTCCAAGTGGCTGGAGTACCGCTCGCAGACAGACCCAGAGGTGACTCCCGAACTGATGCGTGTAATCAACAAGTACCAGGACATGTACATCACAGAACAGATGGGCATAAAATAGTGGAGGCAGCCTATGGCAACAGCAGCGGAAAAGAAAAAGGCATACGAGGAGTGGAAAGAGCGATGCCGGCAAGTGCAAGCCATTACGGACACGTCACTCCTAAAAAGCGAAACGCCAGTAGAAAGGGACATGCGTATCAAACGCTTGCTCAACAACTACGCAGCGTTCTGCGAGTATTACTTCCCACACTTCCTGCAATTGCGTGACAAGACGACCGGTGAGGTCATACGCACCATTCACAACGCTCCGTTCCACAACGAAGCTGCACGCAAGGTCCGAAACACGCCCGACTTGAAGGCTGTATTCATGTGGCCACGCGGTCACGCCAAATCGACCCACCTTGATGTATTCACGCCGCTCTGGTTGATGTTCCAACCAAAGCGGCTTATCAACTTTATGGTGGTTGTCGGAAAGTCGGAGGACAATGCCGACCGACTGCTTGGAGATATTCAAGCGGAACTGGAATACAACCAGCGTCTCATTGCCGACTTCGGACAGCAGAAGAACGACGGCGGATGGCAGGAGGGCGAGTTCAAGACAAAGAGCGGTGTGAAGTTCCTTGCCTGCGGTCGTGGGCAGTCGCCTCGTGGTCTGCGTGACCGTGAATCACGTCCTGACTACATCGTCATCGATGACCTTGACGACGATCAGCTTTGCAAGAACGACAAACTCGTACACGACCTCACCGACTGGGTGAAGGAGGCGCTCTTCGGTGCGCTTGATGTGGGCCGTGGCCGCTTCATTATGGTGGGCAACCTCATCAGCAAGAACTCGGTGCTCTACAATCTCTCACGCACAAAGGGCGTGTTCCTTTCTAAAATCGTAGCGGTCGATCGTAACGGAGAACCGGTATGGAAGGAGAAATGGACCAAAGAGGAGGCGCAGGCTTACCGCGACTTCGTGGGCTATCGTGCCTGGGAGAAGGAGATGATGCACAACCCTATCGTGGACGGTACTATCTTCCGTGCGGATTGGATTCGATACAAGCGTCTGCCAAAGCTCGAAAAGTACGACATGATTGTGTGCTATACCGACCCGTCGTTCAAATCGACAACCTCCAACGACTACAAAGCGAGCCGCGTTTGGGGAAAGATTGGCTCGGAACTGCATCTCATAGACAGTTTCGTGCGCCAGGCGACAGTCAGCGAGATGGTTCGATGGCTATACGACCTCTACGAGCGTACACGCGACACGGTGGCTATTCAGTTCTTCATGGAAGCGAACTTCATGCAGGATGTGATTCTGGACGAGTTTGCCGTGGAAGGTGAGCTGCGTGGCTACCAGCTGCCCATCATGCCCGACAAGCGAAAGAAGCCAGACAAAATCCAGCGTATCGAGGCGGTCAGTCCTCTTTGGGAACGTGGCTTTGTCTGGTACAACGAGCGCAAGAAGGAAGACCCCGATATGCAGGTGGGCATAGAACAGACGTTGGCGTTGGAGCGTGGCAGCCGTGTGCATGACGATGCGCCTGACGCTGATGAAGGCGCTATATGGATACTCCAGCGCAATACAAGACAGGAAAGTTTCAAACCGGTGTTCGGCAAAAGACCGACCGCCAAAAACATTTGGTAACAATGATACAAGTAATAAAGGACATTATCTGGGGATGGCAGTGCAAGCGTGCCATCAAGAAAGCCAACAAGCTCTCAAAGCTGCTTGGCATGAAGTATTATGTGATTTACATGAACGGCTCGCTGAAGGTCGTACCGAAACGCACCATCCGCGAACTGGTTGCCAAGCACCGCTTCCGTAAGGGTGTAAAGGTTGCCGACATCGAGCGTCGTGCCATTTATGTGACGCATTAGGAAGGAGGCTTACTATGTTTATCACGGAAGAGGACTACAGAGTGGTCATAGGCGAAAATGCGCTGAAGGTCGTGTCGCAGGCATCGCAGGAGATACGCGACAATGCGGAACTGGAGGCTTGCGAGGAGATTGCCGGCTACCTCAGACCAAAATACGACACGGAAGCGGTGTTCTCGGCTGAAGGCGAAAACCGCAACCGTTTGGTGGTAATGTATGCCGCCGACATTGCGCTCTATCACATGATTGCCGCTATGCCCCAAAAGATGGGCAGCGAAATACGCAAGGAGCGCTACGAGCGTGCCATAAAGTGGCTGGAAGGCGTGCAAGCCGGAAAAATCATCCCCGACCTGCCGCTCAACACCGACGAGGACGGCACACCGACTGGCGACTTGCTCATATTCGGTTCACAGAAACAATTACGACATAACTGGTAACGCTATGGATATAAAGAACTTTTTCAGCGGTATGTTCGGAGGTGGCAGTCAAAATATACTGCACACGCCAAACGGGGACTTCAACCTTGCGAAGTCGTCTGACCGCAAGCGCATAAAGAAGATGGTCATCGAACTGCAACGCACCACCGATGCGCTTACACGCAGGGACATTGCCGACTGGCGCAACGCCTGGCAGATGGCTATAAATGTGGACAGCCCGAACCGCCAACGTCTCTACGACATATACCGCGATGTGGATATTGACCTTCACCTATCGGGCTGTGTTCGCCAGCGTGTAGGATTCGTCATGGCGAAGTCCTTCAAACTGGTCGATGCAAAAGGTAATGAGAACGAGGAGGCACACCACTATTTCGACCAGGCTTGGTTCAAGCAAATGCTCGAATACGCGCTTGCCGCCAATCTTTGGGGACACTCGCTCATCGAACTTGGCGACCTCACCACCGATGGCGATGGATGTCCTTGCTATACGGATGTGAAGCTCATTCCACGGAAGCATGTCATTCCTGAATACGGCCGTGTGATTCAACAGCTCGGGCAGGACTGGACTACGGGCATAGACTACCACTCAGCCCCATTCTCTGACTGGCTCATAGAAGCTGGACGGCCTGACGATCTCGGACTGTATCTGAAGGCTGCCACGCAGACCATTCCTAAGAAAAACATGTTGGCATTCTGGGATTCCTTCGGCGAGATTTTCGGTATGCCGATGCGTATTGCACGCACCACCTCACGCGACCCCAAGGAAATGGGACGACTTGAACAGATGCTCAAGGGTGCCGGAGCAAGCCAGTACATGGTGGCAGGGCAGGACACCGAGATTGAATTCGTCGAAAGTGGAAAGGGCGATGCCTTCAACGTCTATGACAAACGCATCGATCGAGCCAACTCGGAACTGTCAAAGCTCATTATCGGGCAGACGATGACCATCGAGGACGGCAGCAGCCTCTCACAATCAGAAACACACCTTGAGGTGTTCGAGAACCTGGTGGAAAGCGACTGCACCATGCTGCGCGACATCGTGAACAACCAGCTTATCCCACGCATGATAAAGCACGGCTTCCCGATAAAGGGACTGCGCTTCAAATGGGATGATGCCGTCGATTACACACCGGAGCAGCAGGTGGCATACGAAACCATGGTTGCCGACCGCTACGAAGTGGACCCATCCTACTTTGCAGAGAAATACAGTATGCCTGTAGGCGAACGACGCAATGCTCAGCCCATACTACCCGGTGGCAGTGACGATGATGGCGACAAGGGCAACAATGAGCCACAAGACGATGACGATAAGAAGAAAAAGCAACAGCAAAACGCACACGGCTCTTTTTTCGATTAAGCCCCAGCGATTACCTGGGGCTGCACCAACGCTATGCCGAAATAATAGGCAATGATACCAGTCTTTCTTCCTTATGTCTCAGCAAAAAGGAAGAAGAAATTGAGGCTATTGCAAAAAAGTGGGCAAGTGTCATCAGTAATAAGTATGCAAGAGAAGATGCAGAAGAGGCTGCAAGGATTGTGTTAAGAAGTGGGATTGTAACAGAACTACCCGAGTTGCGTGAGGCGGATTTAGGAGGAAGAAAACGCTTTTTTGGTCTAACTCGTGCAGATTTCCACGCTGCTATATGCGAAGGAGACACCAATGTTATCAAAGTGAACAAACGTGCTTATAAAACATGGGTAAAAGATACTGATGATGCAGACCGTGGGGGATGGCATGCCCAAAGAAACACCATCTTACACGAATTGGGGCATTATATCGACTTTTGTAATGATCCCGATTTTTTCCGATCGGTGGAACACGAATGGAGCTTGGAAAACGTAGATAAGAAAATTGTCAAAAAGCAACTGTCCGAGTATTCACTTACCAACCGTGCCGAGTTCGAAGCGGAACTGAACTCAGCAATACTAAGTGGAAAGGTTTTCTCTGAGGATATACTTTCGCTCTCACACATGAAACAAACAAAAACATCTATTGCCAAACAATTACTTGACTACGGCTCTGGAAAGAATGTGTGTCTTCCGAGTGAAGAGGTTAGCAAGAGCTTCAAGGATGCGATGAAAGTTGTATTCAACCAAAAGGGTGGTTCTTTCTCAATTGACATCATGGCAGATAGCAAAGTTCAAAATCTGATAGAGGCTCATACTGATGTGCTCAACAGAAATATACAACGCTTGGAGATGTCTGACACCATGCGCAAGCGGCTTACACGCTCCAACTATATCTTCTCAGGCATGAAGACGTTCCACGAACTCAACGAGGCGTTCCCTTCATTGCTCGATTCTAACGGCAACAGAAAGACGTTCGAAGCCTTTTTGAATGATGTTCGGAAGATAGACAACACCTACAACTCCAACTACCTCCGTGCGGAGTACAACTTCGTACAATCGTCTGCGGAGATGGCAGCCAAGTGGGAACGGTTCTCGGAGGACAGCGACCGCTACAACCTCCAGTACCGCACGGCAAACGATAGCAAGGTGCGACCGGAGCATGCTGCGCTTAATGGCGTGACGCTCCCGCCGTCAGACCCGTTTTGGGAGGAATACTATCCACCCAACGGATGGAACTGCCGTTGCACCGTAGTGCAGGTTCGCAAGTCCAAATACCCTGCCACACCCCATGAGGAGGCGATGGCACTGGGCGAGGAGGCTCTGCAACGCGACACAAAGGGTATCTTCCATTTCAATCCAGGGAAGCAGAATAAAACCGTACCCGACTACAACCCCTACACTATTCGTCGTTGCCGTGACTGCGACATTGCAAAGGGCAAAATCAAGTTGGCGAGGTTTGTTCCTGAGAATGAACTATGTGCTGCATGCAAGTTAGTAAGAAGCATTGAACATAATAAAATAGATACAGAGGTCAGTCGCTCCAAGATTAACACAGCAAAAAAATCATTGGTAAATTGGTATAAAGACAAATTACCGGCAGTGGCTCTCGGCAAATTCACTGCAAAACGATTTGAAGTTAGTGCGACCGATGGAACAAATATTGTCATCAAACGTTCCTTCTACGATGAAACAATCAGCAAGTATCAGGACGACCCAATGTATCCTCTTAAACTTGAATATGCGAAGAAAGCCCACGAGCTCATTAGGACAGCAAAACTCATAGATCCAAATGAAGAAAGCATTGATCACCCTGACGCATACTTTAAGGTTTACGAGGTTGTTGATGATTGCTATAGGGTCGAAATGAAAGTCAAATGCAATAGGGACGGAAACTTCATGCACATTCTACGAGTTTATAAAAAACAAAAGCAATGATCCGTCACCTTCCTCGTGTGTCTCGCGATAAACGCGGACGGAGGATAACTTGATACATTGCTTTGCTGCAAAGGTAATAACAAATTTTCAAAACACATCAAGTTATGGAAGAAAAAATACATGATGATAAAAAAAACAATCTCAATGCCGCAGTAGAGCACATACTGCGCTTGCCGATAGAAGTAAAATCCCAATGCACAACAACCACGGGAAGATTCTGGCAAGCCATGAAGCGATTGGTGAGGAAACCTGTCCCACAACATCCAAAGAGTCTTCTTGATATTGCCGTAAGCAATTCGAGAGTGCTCTCAACTTTAGTTTGTACTGCAAAAAGCAATACAACACACCCGCAAGGACAGTCAGTAACAGAAATAACACACTCGCTACTGTCAAGCAGCGAAGAAGAATACTCCCTGGTGACATATCGCCAAAAACAGCGATTATGCCTATTAAAGTTGCGGCTATGCCTGACTGATGGCGTATTAACGATTCATGCTGAAGCTCCACTTTCTCTTTGGCTTCAAACAGCTCTTGAACAAAGCCATTCCAGTCTTCTGTATCATGTAGTACTGTCATCTTCTTTTGATGCAAAGGTATAACGTTTCATTCAAAACTTTCAACGATGAACAAAATTTTCTCATTTCTAAAGAAAAGCAACCGCTACAAGCATCTTATCGGCGGTTTTCTGGTCGGTTTGAGTGCTTTGTCGCCATGGCCGGCCATCTATTCTGCCATCGTCGCGGCCTCATGTCTCGAACTCAAAGACAAGCTCCACGGCTGTCAATGGGACTGGATAGACTGGGTCTGCACAGTGCTTGGGGGCATCATTGCGATGTCGTTTTGGCTCATTGTGTAGCGCCCGGGCATTTTTTACACCGAGAATGAGTAACTTTGCAGCCTGGTAGAGTTTCCCATAGGCCGCGTGGTCTATCGCGGGTACAACAATGCGAACGCGAATGGCGGTGTCTCGTTTGCGAATGCGAACAACGATGCCTCGAATGCGAACACGAATGTCGGCTCGCGCCTGGAAATCTAGCTAATCGGCGTACAACGATGGGGACGTGTCCCCGATGCGGTGCCGAGGGAAACGAGCCACAGCAAAAGCACCTCGACGAGGTGGAAAGCTGAAACATCAAGTGTCGGGCAATGGAGTTTGGTAGGTCGGCAACGATTCGAAGAAGTCTGGCCCGGGGAAGGAAGGCCCTAATCTTCCAACACAAAAAGAAGACCATGCACAGAGAAGGCTATATCATGCAAGAGGTGACGTCCTATGGCAACATGTCGGAGGCGTTTGACCGTGTGCTTCGTGGGACCAAACGAAAGAGATGCCGTCAGGGCCGCTATCTGCTCGCCCATCGTGAAGAGGTTATAGCAGAATTGACGGCCAAACTTGCCGACGGCTCCTTCCGGCTCGGCTGCTATCACGAGCGTATCATCTGTGAGTATGGCAAATCAAGACGCTTGCAGATTCTGTCCATGTACGACCGCATCGCCGTGTATGCGGTGATGAACGTCGTGGACCAGCATCTGCACAAGCGGTTCATCAGGACGACTGGAGCTAGTATCAAGAGACGTGGCACGCACGACCTGCGCAAGCGCATGCAACTGGACATGGAGCGCGACCCCGAAGGCACACGCCATTGCTACAAGTTCGACATCAAGCACTTCTATGACAATACTAAGCCTGTGTTTGTCATGTGGTGCTTCCGCAGAGTATTTAAGGACCATGTTCTGTTGTCGCTCCTGGACCATTTTCTGCACCTCCTACCCGAGGGTATCAGTTTCGGCCTGCGAAGCTCGCAGGCTTCCGGCAACCTCCTTTTGTCCGTGTTCCTTGACCATTTCCTCAAGGACAAGCACGGTGTCCGCTACTTCTACCGCTATTGCGACGATGGCACCGTGCTGTGCGGCGACAAGCGAGAGAACTGGATGGCACACGACATCGTGCACGAGCAGGTCGGGAAAATAGACCTTGAAATCAAGAAGAATGAGAGGGTGTTCCCATCGGCGCAGGGCATCGACTTCCTGGGGTATGTCACGTTCAGCGGATCATACTCGCTGCTACGAAAGCGCGTCAAGAAGAAGTATGCACGGAAACTGCACAAAGTCAAGTCAAGAAAGAGACGGCGAGAACTGATTGCGTCATTCTACGGGATGGCCAAGCACGCTTGCTGCCGAAATTTGTTTTATAAGTTAACAGGCAAAAGAATGAGATCATTCAAGGATTTAAATGTCGCTTACAAGCCGGAAGACGGCAAGAAGCGGTTTGCGGGTGCGGTGGTAAGCATCCGCGAGTTGGTGAACCTGCCCATTGTGGTAAAAGACTTCGAGGTTGGCGTCAAGACCAGCCAGGGCGAAGACCGCTGTGTCGTGTCGATAGAGCAGAACGGCGAGCCAAAGAAATTTTTCACCAACAGTGAGGATATGAAGAACATTCTCCAACAAGTGAGTGAAATGCCGGACGGATTCCCCTTCGAGACCACCATCAAGACGGAGACCTTCGGCAAAGGTAGAACCAAGTACATTTTCACATGATGAACAGAGTAAACGGAGCGCAGGGGGTGAGGCTGATCGAATGCACCAACCCTGTCAAAGACAAATGGCGCGTCCGCTGGGACGTGCATAACAACGAGGACGGATCCGCCGACTATATGGAGGCGGAGTTTCATGGGAGACCGTCTGATGATACCATCAAGGCCATGGTGTCGCAGTGGTTCAACGACCGCACTATCGAGACCATACGCTCGGGCTTCGCGTGGCATGGCATGAGCGTGTGGCTCTCGGCCGAGAATCAGTTCAACTACAAGGCAGCATACGACTTGGCAGTATTGTCCGGCGGCAAGACATTGCCAGTCACGTTCAAGTTCGGAACGAGCGATGAGCCATGCTATCATACATTCACCGACATTGACGAGCTGACGGACTTCTACACCAAGGCCATGCGCCATATCCAGGACACGCTGGCTGACGGTTGGAAAAGCAAGGATAATTTCAATTTGGAGTTATACCGAGACTAAGAACAAACCCTTCGGGGGAGGGTCGCAAAAAGCCCCGGCGGTAATTCATCCGTCGGGGCTAAATCATTGCGACACGCGCGCCTTATCGCAATAGGTAACGCACCGCATAGCTGTCGATGCTCTCAAGTATCTCCTCATGGTTGTGGTTGGTGTCCGTCTCGGCCAGTACCATGCCGTTGAAGTCCTCACCGCTCAACCCGTCGAGGGCCGCATGGACCTGTCGGCAAAGGTCGAAAGCTGCATCATGGCCACCGTCTGCCCAGTCCGTCACGAGGTGGATGGAGACAAGTCCCCTGCCACGCATGCTGCCGCCCGATAATGGCGACCACTCTATTTTTCCAAACTCCACAAAGACGGCAGGGCGTTCCCACCCGTCTTCCTGCTCTATAAACTCCACGTTGTGGTTCCAAAGCGCGACGTGCTTCACTGCAGGCACGTCACTCGCCAACTTCTCCTTGATGGCATTGAATAGTTCTTTTCTCATTTTCATTTCATTTTGAATTCGTATTCCAAATACTCCGCAAGGTTCTCCTCGATGATGTCCTTGACCGCCTGCTCCACTTCGGGCGACGCTCCCAGAAAACGGCGACGCGGTATCTTGATACTCTTGCCTACCTTCATCAGCGCCAGGTGCTTCCAAAACTCAGCCTCGGTGCTCAGTTGTATGGTGCGCTTGTCGTTGCGTCTCTCACCATTCTTCTTGCGGCCGAAGGAGCCTGTCGCCGCATAGTATTTGTGCCAAAAATACCGCTTCATCTTGGCCGTCACCTTGATCTCGCCGCCATCGTTATGGATGGCCGCGTAGGGCAGTGTGGAGCTGAACGTGATGCTGTTGTCGGTGGTCCGGCTTCCGATGCTCTGGCGTAGCCTGCCGGTGTCTATCAGTATAGAGCCGCCTGGCCGCGTCGGGCTTCTCCTGCGCTGCCATTTCTCGTTGAAGAAGGCTTGTCGCTCGAAGTTCCGGTCAAACTCATCGCTCAGCTCCACCCTAACGTCTTGGAGAATGTTCCTGATTATTGTCTGAATGTCCTGGTTCATCGCCAAAATCAAATTGCAGATAGATCTGCGTATCCTTGGGCACCTCTTTCTTCGGATCACAAGAGGCGTTGAGCAGGTTGTAAAAGGTCCGCTCGCTGATAGCATAAGTAGGATATACGTACCTGCGCCATATCTCGCGGTTGCTGATACCGCTCTTGACGTGCTGGTCGTATATCCTATTTATGTCAGCGACACGCTTCTGGTAGCTTGCTCCTCGCCTCTTCCCCATCTACTTGTTAGTGCCGTGGTTTATAGGGACGGATGTCAAAGGTCACCTTGGCGCTGACCGTCACTCTTCCCGTGCCCTCGCATTGCTCACATGTGTGCTCCGCGCCTGTCTCCCGGTCGCGGAGGCGGCCCGTGCCGTAGCATTTACGACACAAGGCCACCTTGGGTTTCTTCACTACTTCCTGTATCATCTCGTTTCACGTTTTAAGATTCTGTCATGCCGAGCGGGATGGATTTCCAGACCCCGTTCTCGTTCTTGATCTCAGCTCGCACGAACTGCTTGCTCACCTCGGGCTGGTAGCTTTCCTCGATGATGCGGACGCCCTCAAGGAAACGATCGCTGCCGATATCCTGCGCCACCTTGCGAAGCTGCACGATGCGGCTTGCCTTCAGCGTGCCCTTGCCGTCGCGGGCCAGCAGGCGAAACACCATGTTCACCAGCGACTCGGTCTTGGCGTCGTTGGCAAGGCTGGAGATATACTCCTTCACGATGGCAATGCCGTCCTCCACGGTGTCGCGGTAGCCGTCCGTCACATACACGCCGAGCGTGATGCGCTGGTTGCCCTCGGAGTTGGTGAACGTATGGCTGCGCTGCCCGTCCTTCACCTTTGTCTTGAACAGCTCCGACTTCATCTTCAGTATCGTTCTGAAGTTGTCCATCACCTTCTGCTTGCTGTCCTTGATTTGCTCGCTGATGCCGAGCAGCACGGGGATGGAGCGCTCTATCTCCTCGTCCACGAGCTGCTTGTACTCGTCGCGGTCGGCCTTGGCCTTCGCCTCTGCCTCTCTCTTGGCTTTCGCCTCCTGGAATGCCTTGTACTCGGCCATTTCCTCTGCCGTCATTTCAACGGTCTGCTTTTTGCTTTCGTTCATTGTCTTTTGTTGCTTTTGGTTATTTGTTGCTCGTTACTCTTCCTCTTCCGAATCCTGCCAGCTGCCCTCCTCCAGCTCTTGGCCCAGCTCGTATTCGATGCTTTCGAGAAACTCTACATACTCGCTACCTTGCAGCTCCATGTACGCAACGCTATGGATGAAGTCCATCACGCGCTTCACTTTCCCTCTCATGCCTCACCTCCTTTCCCAAAAGACATCAGCAGATAGTCCACTTTGGGCTTCTCCATAGAGGCTGATGGGGTGGGCGGTCTCAGTCCGCCCTTGCGCTCGATAGTGCGGAGCTTCACCGCCAACTGATCCAGCTCCTCATTGGACAGCCTTCTGAACACCTTGCCAGCAATGCGCGGGTCTTCGCAAAACGCATTGACGCGGACCCAGTCGGTGGTGTCGATGCCAAGCTTCTGCATCAATCTCAAACACTGGCTACGGTGCTTGCGCTGCTCGTCCTTGACGGCGCGTAACAATTGGTTCGTCTGCACTTCGAGCTCCACGCACATCCTGTCGTACTCCTTCCGGGTCATGTCCCTGAGCGAGGTGGTGCGCCCATTGGTGAATTGGCTTACCAAGCCTTCCTTGAACTCGTCGCCCAGCTCCTTGGTGGCAAACTCATAGTTCTTTTTGAGAATGCCGTAGAAACGTGCAAAATTGGTTACTTCCTGTGCCATTGTCCCTTGCTTTTACGGTAGTCAATGTAGGTCTTGCGGGCCGCCTCGACGGCCACGGTCAAATCCTCTTTCAGCAGACAGGTGTCAATGATTGGAATGTCATCGTAGCAGACGAACAGGCGCCCGTCAAATTCTCTCACCTGCAACAGGTCGTTGGCTTCCTTCCTCAGTTCCTTGCTTCGCCGTTCGGCCTGTTTTTCCAGCCATTCGCGTCTTGCGCGAATCCATGCTTTGATCTCTAATTGCTTTACTTCTTTCATCTTCTTAATTGTTTTAGTTACTTGTATTGATCTGCTTTGCTGCTTGCTCATGCGTCTGTGTCATTGTAAACCTCCACGGCCTTCTCGGGCCAGATGGTGTAGTATTCGCTCACGTTGCCCGAGTAGCGGCCTTGGCAGTAGGCACGGAAGCCTTGCGTCCTCACCTTCACGCCGGCAGCGTATTTCAGTCTGATGGCAGGCTTGCCCATCGGTTTGCCCTTGTCCTCCTGGCTGACAAAGATGAAGGTCTTGCGCGGGAAGCGCTTCAGAAGGGCCTTGGTCAGTAGGTATTCCCATCCTGCCTCGTAGGCGTATTGATAACTGTCCACGATGATAAACTTGGCGCTCTTGGGTTTCGCCAGACGCTCCTCCAGCGCCTTGATGTCGCCATCGGTGATGATGCGAAACTTGCCCTGCACGTCGCTCATCTTAAACTGGGCCAGCCGTCGCTGCATCGACAGGCCGACTCCTTCTTCCAACGACACATACAACACGTTGCCTATGCCGCAGAGCATCTTGGCAAACTGCATCACGAAGGAGCTTTTGCCGCTGGCGCTCGGCCCGCTGATAAACCAGGTGTCGCCCTCTTCCGGCTCTCCGAACACGTCCTTCCACTCTCCCTCAAGTGGCAGCGCCTTGTGCTTGATGTTCGCAACGTCCTTGGGACTGTATGCTCGCTTTGCCATATCACTGTTTTTTGATATTCGTTTTCACACTCGGAAACCACAGTACGAGGTGTGCCGCATAGATGGCGTCCGTGGTTTCCAGCACGACGCACCCTGGTGTCTTGGCGCGTCGCACCCTGATGTCACACTCTCGCTGACACTCCACCCAGTCGTCCATCACGGCCCCGATTTGGCAGCCTTGTATGAGGAGCTGGATGGTGTCGCCCTCTTTGTATCCTGCAATCATACCTGCGCCCGTTTGAGTTTCTCTATCTCGGTATATATTCTCCTCAGGCCGCCGCCTGACTTGCGCACCAGGGCTGCGATATTCGCATTTTGGGGGGCGTTCACCTTGGCCACCACGCTCGCCTGATCCTTCAGGAACTTCTCACGCTCCTTGCTGTCGTCGGGCGTCACCTTCGAGTAGCGGTCGCCGTATCGGCTCAGCATCTCTGTATAGCCCACCTTTTTGCACTCAATGGAACGGTTGATCTTCGCCTTCAGTCCATCGGCACCCATCATATACCAGGCGCAGCATCTCTCGGTGGCGTTCCACAAGGCTTTGAGTTCCAGAAACGCCTCGTACTGCAGGTCGCCGGCCTCGTCCAGGATGATGAGGGGCGTGTCGATGGAGCGGAGGTAGAAGACCAGATCCTCATAGACGTCGCTGTATCTTCCGTTCGCCCCCACGCCAAACTCGGTGGCTATCTTGCGCACCAGCTTCAGCTTGGTCTTCACCTGCGAGCAATCCACATAGATGGCGTTGCGGTGGCCCTGCACATAGTAGCGGGCCGTGAAGGTCTTGCCGATGTTGGGGATGTCACAGAGTATCGCGCTCAGTCCGCTCTGCTGGCTAAACTCCAGCTGCTTCGTGATATAGTCGAAGGTGGCGGTGCGGGCCGGTTTCCACTCAATGCCTCCTCTGAGGTTCACGCCCAGCCTTCGTGCGATGGTTATCCAGTTGGCCTCGCTCAGCGCCTTGTCGGTCTGTCCGTTTTTGATGGCGCTATATACCGAGGTGCTGATGCCCAGGGAGGCTGCGTGCTTGGCATCGCTCGGATAGTTCGTGCGGTTGGCGGCTATCGCCTCCAGTATTCGCTTCTTGTTCTCAGTAGTTATCATGTCTCTTGCTAATTGTATTCTAATATCATTCTATAGGTCTTCCAACGGGTCCGGAAGGTGATAGCTCACTTCCACGCCCTGCTCGCTTTCCATCAGCGGAAGCTCAAGTGGCGGCGGTGGCGCAGCCTCTTCCAGGTGTTCCGACTTGGATATGCCCACGCTGGCGATGGCGTTCTTCTTCACGTATGCGTTGAATGCAGCTATCTTCTTCTGCTGGTTCA